TCAAGTTCAACGGTGAATGCGCCGTAAACGACCCCTTCATAGGGTCGCTCAAAGCGAACTCGCTGAGGAACTCCCTCGATTATCATTTCTCTGATAGCCGAGAACGCATGCGAAACATTACTGTTAAGCGTGCGCGATAAGTTATAGAACTTGATTAGACTCGACAACGAGTCAAGCTCATAATCAAGTGTTAACGGCCTGACATTCAGGCCTGCATACCAGTCTGCTCCACACGACTCCCTGAAATCGCCTTGTAAGAAGGTTTTATCAGGGTTATGTCGGAAACCGAGTCTCCAAAGGGTCTTAAGAACCCTAGGAGCCACGGAACGTCGGCAGATTATATCATCGCCATAGACTGAAAAGTCTTCAGGTTTTGAATATAACGCGCAGACGGACGCAAAGATAAGCGTCTCTAAAGGGAAGCAGAAGCCGTTTCCCATAGAAACAAACTTGTGGTATCGGATAGGATCCCGACCCTCAAATGAGTAAGCTGGACTCCGGATAGCATCAAGAAAATGATACCAATCAGGAGGCAACAGCTCCTTAATAACGCGGCAGGACATCGTATCTGACGCGCTAGAAAGGTCTATGGTTACGAATGGATCACTTTGGCCAGGAATAGATCCCTGGCGGGCGAGTTCTTGATTCCGACTTTGGTCAGTCAGATCAAGACCAACCCTCTTCAGGAGAAGACGTAAGTATACGTCGACACCTTTCTGAAGGTACCCATTCAAAAGCGGCTCGACCGCAATGGTTCGATCAACCAAGGAGGTCTTTGGGACAGTAACAACTTTGTTATGTTGTACCAGCTCAAGCTTGGCCCGCATGAGGTTCTCAAACTCATTAGGGTCAAGACAGACGAATCTCCTACCCTCGGGCTGCAGAAGCTCGAAGAAGTGATGATCCGTCCGTAAAGCAGCGAGAGCGTATGGAAGGGCAGACGGCGTAATAGACCACTTCTTAGACAAAAGTTTCCTGCCTAAGTTAGTGGCATATCCGACGCCTATTGACGCCCCAGGACCAAACCCACACTTCGAGTAAATCGAAGGGAGATTAGGCGTAAGCCCAATCACCCGACGAATCCAGTTCCTTAGTGAATCAAGGTCACTGGACATCGATATAGTACCACGTGAGAACGCGGTATTATATTTCAAGTTGTACCTCCTACAAAGCCTTTCGGCTGCGTAGAATTTCTCCATAGCCTTAGATTTAGCTTTTGGCTTCATCTTCGGGTCTGGAAAAGGATACTTCTTGACAAGTGCGGAGAACTGATTCGCTAGGAACACATCCCTAGCAGTACGATGACGCTGCGTACCATAAGAATCAGCAAGCTCAATCAACGTTTCATAATCCTTACCCTGTAGAAGGGCAAGGACCGTGTCGCGAAGATCGGGCTTGTGGTCCTCAACAAAACTAAGCAACACCTTAACGTAATTTTCATACGCCAAGGGTTTAAGCTTAGTGTCGTATTCGCGAACATTGCGCATCGCAAAACGATATTTGGAAGGCATTACACTCTCCCAGTGGGGAAAACAAGATAAAGGAATTATTCCTTTAACGTGTACAGATTAGAGATCTCAGTACGAGATCTTTTGTCCTTTCACGTGCGTCTTGTAATCCGCACCGGAGAGCAATGCCCCCATATCATTGAGCAGTGCATCGATGTCCGCACTCGCCGCCCCGACAGGAATCGAGACGTTGATAGAAAGGATAGCTTGCCCTGTTGGGGTAAGCGCTCCCGTCAACGTCAAAGTCCTTGTCATCTTGGTCTGAGTACGCGCGACGCCGCTGAAGGTTGAAGTCGGTTTTGCGATCGTCCTCGAAAGCAGCAGATCATCCGCTACCGAGAGGGTTTTCGCAGCGCCGATATAACCGACAGCGTCCACACCGAACTTATCGCCGGTGTACGTCTTGGTGTTGAAAACTAAAGACATCGTTCGGGTTTCCCCTAAAAGAAGAAAAGATCAATCAGAGGGCCGATTAGCCCTTTAAAATTGATCCGATCTTTTGAAAGACTAACGCAGCGGAATCGATCGCTCTCAAATCATGAAGCACATTTGAGATAGATTGAGGCCGAAACGTTATAGAAGGCCCAGGGAGTGCAAGGAAACGCTGTTTTTCAAGCGTGTTTCCAGTAAACACTCCTGAGGGACTTCTCGTTAGCGTATAGGTTGATGGTGAATTGTTCCAAGAGCTCCCGACTTGATATCGGGACGTTCGCTCTTTGGAAACAGTCCACCAACTCGCTAACGGGGTCTTTAGAAG